ACGTCCGGAACATCGTTGTGATCGTGGAAGACGAAACAGGAGTGTGGGTGATGCAGGAGGCGGACTGCACGCTGGAGCGCATAAACTGGATGCTTGACCGCGCCAAGCATCTGATCCATGGGGACTAGCATGTGGGCAACCGACCAGTCCGTCGAGGAGGGCGCCTGCCTGCGCTACTGGCCGTCGCCGACGCTGAAGCAGCGCCACAGCGCGCACGTCACGCTGTACGCCACCGCGATCCTCTCCGCCGAGCAGTGGCGCCTGATCGAGCGGCAGTTCAACAACATGGGGATCATCCCCAGGAGCAACCAGGTATGAATCGGGTGACGGTGTTTGATATCCGAACGCGCAAGTCATGGGACAAGAGTGATCCGCTGAATCAGGGCAGGGTGGCTATCGTGCGCATGCAGGTTAACGGACTTCCCTTTCGGATGGAAGGTATGGGGGAGAACAACGACGAGGCCATGCGCGATATGTTGGTGAACGTGGCGTCATTGCTGGACAAGGACTTTCTTCGCATCGCAGAACTTGCTGCACCCGTCGCGGTAGCACACCCAAACATCGTGGAGCAGACCGGCGACATCGTCCATGATGACCAAACCTGAAGGCGCGCAGGAAGAGCTGATCGTCCGCCTCGGGCTAGACCACCGGCTCGCGCACCAGACCCTGTTCGCGCACCGGCACCCCGACGAGACGCCGGCGTTTCACTACGAGATCATCGACGATCTGCATGGCCCTTCTCGTCGCGTGCTGGAGCTGGCGTTCAGGGGGGCGGCGAAATCGACTATCGCCGAAGAGTACATCGCGATCGATGCATGCTATCGCCGCTTCCGGAACTTCATCATCATCGGCGAGTCGTTCACGCGCGCATCGGAGCGGCTGGCGGCGGTGAAGCACGAGCTGGACTACAACGAGCACCTGCGCACGTTGTCCGGTGACCTGCACGGGGACACATGGAACGAGGACAAGATCGTTCTCAGCAACGGGGTGGTGATCCAGGCGTTCGGTCGCGGCATGAGCCTGCGCGGCACAAAGCACGACGACGCACGCCCCGACGCCTGCCTGATCGACGACATCGAGGATGAAGAGAGTGTCAACAGTCCTGACGGCCGAGATAAGACTGAGCGCTGGCTCATGCGGACGCTGCTCCCGGCGCTGGCCCCAAAAGCCAAGGTCCGAATGCTTGCAAACATGCTCGATCCGGACTGTCTTGCTGTGCGCCTGCGGAAGACTGGCGTGTGGACAGTGCGGGAATATCCTTGGGAGTATCTCACGCAAGAGGGCGCTCGCAAAGCTACGTGGCCTTCTCGCTTCCCCCTCGAGCACATCGACACCGTGAAGAACGAGTACGCCGCGGCCGGCATGCTCAATGAATACCAGCAGGAGTACATGGTCGAGGCGGTGGACCCCTCTGCAAAGACTTTCAAGACAGAGCACATCAGGGTGGAGCCCACCGCGCGCACCTGGCACCCGACCTATGCGATGTACGACCCGGCGCGCACGGTCGGCGTCAAGAGCGCGCACACCGGCAAGGTGGTGTTCTCGTGGGTCGGGACAAAACTCATCGTGTGGGAAGGAGACGGACAGCTATGGATGCCATCGGAGATCATCGACGACATGTTCCGCACCTGCGACTCGTACACTCCGATCGCGCTGGGGGTGGAGAAGACGGGGTTGGAGGAGTTCATCATGCAGCCGTTGCGGACCGAGCAGGTGAAACGTCATCAGATCCTGCCGATCAAGGTGATGCCGGCGCCGGTGGGGAAGATCTCCTTCATCAAATCTCTCCAGCCATATTTTGCCTCCGGAGAGGTGGTGTTTGCAAAAGACCTCCCTGTTCTCAAGCAACAGTTGCTCTCGTTCCCAACGGGACGTATCGATGTCCCCAACGCTCTCGCCTATGCCCTTCGCATGCGACCGGGGTTGCCGATTTATGAGAACTTCAGCCACAAGAACGTGTCAGAGAGCCTTGCTGTCCTCCGCCAGCGTCAATGCTATCTTGCGATCGGCGCGACTCGACAATACACCACTGCCGTGCTGGTCCAATCCATCGGCGCTTCATTCCATGTTCTGTCCGATTGGGTGCTTGAAGGTGATCCCGGTGTCACCCTCGCGGATATTCTTGCAGAGGCTGGCCTTGTCAACGGAGGCCCAAAGCTCGCGATCTTTGCCGGCGGACAGCACTGGGCTTCCTACGATACCATCGGTCTGCAGGCGGCTTGCCGGCGAGCTCAGGTTACTCTGAGGACCGCCGGCGACCCCACGCTAGGCCGCGAGGAGCTGCGCAAGAAGATCGACGTTCTGACCCACGGCGCGCCGGCGCTGCAGGTCTCGCCGAAGGCGAGGTGGACCCTGAACGCGTTCTCGGGCGGCTACGCGCGCAGCATCCCAAAAGCTGGGGCGAGCGCCGATCTGGTTGGCACCGCGGACGACGGGCCATATAAAACCCTCATGGAGGGGCTGGAGGCTTTTATAGCGATCGCGGCGGCCGGGGTTGCGGGGGATGGCACCGATGTGCGAAACTACGCCATTGATCAGGTGACCGGCCGAAAGTACCTGTCGGCCAAACCCACGGTGACCGGCGGTGTCCAAGAGACCAAAGTCTAAGAAGCCCGACCTGAAGGTCGTCGGCGGACAGCAGCCGGGCGCACCCGGGCCCGTCGACGGCGCACCGCCCCCGCAGGACGAGCAGGATCCCGAGGCAAAGGCGGAGCAGGAGGAGCGTGCCGACGCTGCGGCGATGCGAGATGACGAGCTCTGCCACGACACCAAGATAAAAGAGCGCGTCATCGACCTGATGAAGGACGTCTCGAAAGGGTTCGAGGCGCAGTGGGAGCGGGGCAACGACCAGCTCGATTTCTGGGACATGTACGACCAGGTGATGAGCCCGCGGCAGGCTTACTCGGGCAACTCCCAGGTCTACCTGCCGATCGTCTACCAGGCGGTCGAGGCGCGCGCGGTGCGCGTCGTCAACAAGCTGTTCCCGCGCAGCCAGCGCAGCGTCGACTGCATCTCGTCCGACGAGAAGCCGCTCGACATCATGGCGTTGCTCGAGCACTACATCCGAAAAGCCCGGTTGCGCACCCAGGTGATCCCCGCGCTGATGCGCAACGGCGACGTCGAGGGCCAGTACAATTTATACGTCGGCTGGGAGAACAGCTCGCGGCATGTGGTGTATCGGACGAAACCCAAGATCGAGATCGGTGGAGAAGATGGCGATGATCCGGAGGAGGTGGACGACCCCACGGCAGAGGACGACGAGTTTGACGTTGAAGAAGTCGAGACTTTCCACATGTCCCCTGTCGTCGAAGTCCTGGCTGATGCCGATGTGTGCATCCTTCCCCACACCGCGAACAGCGTTGGTGAGGCTCTGGCGAAGGGTGGTTCTGCAACGGTCATTCGGAGATGGTCGAAAGCCCGTGTGGAGCAAGCGATTGATGAGGAAGAGATCGACGAGAAGGCTGGCGAGGCTCTACTGACATTGTTCGGCGCCAACAAGGATGAGCAGGGTGCGCCGACCACGAACAAGAAGCACGTCGACGCTGCGGGCATCACGATGGGCTCGGGCGGCAAGGAGCTGACACTCTACGAGACCTGGACCAAGCTGAAGGTCGACGGCGAGCGCAGGCTCTGCCGTATCTATTACGCCGGCACAAAAGGCGACGCGGGCACCGAGGAGATGATCGCGAGCGTCAAGCGCGCGCCATATTGGAACGACAAGTGCCCGATCCTGTCGGCGCCGGTGAAGAAGGTGTCGAACGTTTTCAAGGGCAAGTCGCAGGTCAAGCCTGCGGCCGACCTGCAGTACTCGGCCAACGACACCTGGAATGAAGGCATGGATTCGGCGGCCTACGCGCTGATGCCGATCGTGATGACCGATCCCGTGAAGAACCCGCGTGTCGGGTCGATGGTGTTGAACCTCGCGGCGATCTGGGAGACCAATCCGAACGACACAAAATTCGCCCAGTTCCCCGCGCTATGGAAGGATGCGCTGACGATCGTCGCCGGGATCAAGAACGAGATTTTTCAGATCCTGTCGGTCAGCCCCGCAATGATGCCACAGTCCTCGGGGCAGAAGGGCGGCAAGCGCAACCAGGCGGAGATCGCGCTGGAGCAGCAGGTCGACATCATTTCGGCCGACGACATCTCGACCAACCTCGAGGATGAGATCCTGACGCCGCTGCTACGCTGGTTCGTCGATCTCGACTATCAGTTCCGTGACAAGCCGATCACGGTCAAGCAGTTCGGGCAGATGGCGCTGCGCGCGTCGATGGTCGACGTGCCGATCCTGGAGAACAGCCGGCGGTTCGAGTTCAGGTGGTGGGGTGTCGAGGCTGCCCGCAGCGCGCAGGCGCAGCAGATCCAGGTGTCGGCGGTCAACGTGATCAAGAGCCTGCCGCCGCAGTCATATGAGGGCTACAAGCTCAACATGGTGCCGTTCGTGCTGTCGCTGGTGGAGAACGCGTTCGGGGCACGGATAGCGCCGCAGGTGTTCGAGAACATCAAGGACAAGCTGACGCTGCCGCCCGAGCAGGAGAACGAGTACCTGATCGAGGGGCTCGACCTGCCGGTGCACGAGCTAGACGACGACCAGGAGCATCTTAAAGAACACATCAAGGCCATGGTGCAGGGCGATTCGCACGGCTCGGTGCGCCAGCACATGCTGCAGCATCGCATGCAGATGAACAAGAAGATGCAGATGGCGGCGCAGCAGCTGGCCGGTCAGCAGGGCTCTCCTGGGGGCGGCGGGCAGCCCGGTGCTGCCGGTACTCCGCGACCGGGCGCGCAGCCCGCTCCGCCGCGCGGTGGACAGCAGCCGCCCGGGGCCATACACTCCGACAGGATGCAGGACCCGGGCGCCGCGCCGCGGAGGTAGAGCATGGAGGAATTTATGGGCATTTTTCGCGACGGCATCCCCGAGACTACGCTCAACATCACAACGCCTACACTCATCAAGAAGGGGCCCGGCAGTCTCGTGTCGTTCACGATTTCCGTCGCGGGCGCTGCCGGAACCATCAACGATGCTGCGACGGTCGGTGGCGCAGCGGCATCAAACGTCATATGTGCCACGCCGGCCGCAGCACAGGCAGTATTTATACCGTTCACTTTTCAGAACGGTCTCGTCGTGTCCCCCGGTGCTGCGCAGGTCATCTCGGTCTGCTGGCAGTAGGAGCTGAGCATGGAAGCCAACTTCAAGCAGTCGCTCGCGTGGGTCCGCCAGTCCGAGACGGGACACACCGACTCAGAGACCAACAACGAGGAACACTGGGGAAATGGCGATGACCCTGCTGATAGCGGAGGCCGTACTTCAAGAGGTATTACTCAGCGTGAGTATGATGCCTATTGCCGTATGGCTGGCCTCGCGCACACCGATGTCTACAAGGCTCCCAACGGCGTAGTCGACGATATCTACCATCGCTCCTACTGGATGCCCTATGGTCCGGTGATGCCGCCCGGCGTCGACTATATGTTGTTCGACGACAGCGTGCTGTCGGGTCCGGTGACGGCGATCATGACGCTGCAGCGCGCGCTGCTGGTCCGCCCCGACGGGCATATCGGCATCTTGACCAGCGAGGCGATCTCGCAGTCGAGCCCGGCGAAACTGATCGACGCGATAGCGGTGATGCGCCTGCAGCGCTACGCGCGGATCGTCGCCGGCGCGCCGAAGGACATGAAGTTCGAGAAGGGCTGGGATGTACGGGTTGATTTTGTAAAGAGGAACGCGCATTCTTTGGTAACGGGGTAGGCAAGTGGGCAAGTCGCCACGACGGGTTGCAGTGACCGAGTTCAGCGACAACGGAAAAGAAGAATATGCGCACTGGCACCTCAACAAGGGGATCCCTGTCATTTGGCTGATCGGCAGCCTTTTGATTGGTCTGGCGCAGTATGGCGGGCTCGTCTGGTACGCCTCGCAGTTCAACACTCGCGTTGATGTTGTCGAGAAGACGGTAACCCTGATCGCGCCGCAGGGCGAGCGGCTGACCCGGCTGGAGGAGAAAGTGGGTGCGCTGCAGGCGTCGGCGAATCGGATCGAGAGCCTTTTGATGGTGAAGCCACGGTGAACTGGGGAGACGGGTGTCGGCCAGCAGCACGCCGCAATTGACATGGACTAACATCACCGCTTCGATCGGCGTTGTGTTTGTCATGGCTGCTGGTGCCTATGCGATAATCGAGAATCAGTTTGCTTTCGTTCAGGAGTCGGCGCGGCAGACGAACGAGAATTTGCTCAAGCAGATCGAGCTGAGCCGTCACGAAATCGAGCTGATCCACTCGCAATATCTCTCGCTTAGGGAGCACGTCGCCTATCAACAAGAACAATCGAACGTCAATATCTCGTTTGCCGGTCGGATCAACACGCTGGAGACCGTCACGCGTGATCTGCTTGCGCACAGCGCCCATAGTCCAGTAGAGGCCAAGGAAGTAGATGTGTTTTCTGCCGCCACTGACAAGCGTTTCGATGGGGTCCAGCAGCAGATAAACGACATCAATCGGCAGATTGCGGCGTCGATCCTGACCCCCGGTGGGGTTCTGCATCTCCAGCAACCCGGGTCGCAAACGATAGGGCCACCGCACTAATTTGACTTTTTATAGTAAGTGTTCCATCATACTCATGAGGGAGAGGATCGGTGCAAATCCGGACGTTGGTTTCGGTCAACGTTAGCTTAATTAGTAGAGCGCTCCCGTTTTCGCCTGGCAGGCGTTACCTGCCCCTCGCACCTACCCGACCGGACGGGCGTTACCCGCCAGAGAGGCCATCCCATGGATTTGTTCAAAAAGTATCTGCTGACGACCGTCGCCCGTTTCGCTCCGCCGGACCCGCCGGCAGGCGACAGCCCCGACGGCGATGAGCGGATCGAGGTCGATCTCGACGATGATGTTGAGGACACCCACGATCCCGAAGGTGAACCGGACGAAGATGCTGAAGACGACGAACAAGATGACGATGCGGCAGCAGCCGGCGCAGGGGACGAAGAGCCTCCTTCTCGGGCGATTACACGCGGCAACCGTCAGTTCGGAGAGCTTCGCAAGCAGGCCCGGGAGCGCGCCGAAGAGAATGCGCGGCTCACCCGCGAGCTTGCCGAGATGCGCGGGCAGATCACGGCCCTTCGCCAACCCGTTCAGCACGTCGAGAGTGCTCAGCAGCGCGCCGATCGCCTCGCGCTCCTCTCGCCCGACGAGCGCGCCGAAGCTATCATTTCCGAGCGCCTCGCGGTCCACGACCGCAACCAGCAGCAACTGGCAAATCAGTTGCTGGATCAATCGGATCGCAGTTCTTTTGAGGCTCAGGCCGCAACCAATCCCCTGTTCAAGAAGCTTCAGCCCGAGGTCGAGCGCCGCCGCCAGATGTTTGTCCAGGCTGGGCAGGGCGTTCCGCCGCGAGCCACGATCGCGACATATCTCATCGGTGAGCGCGTGCTCGAGCAGCGCGGCAAGGGCGAGCCGGCCGCGAAGCAACGGCGCCGGCAGCAGCAGGCCCGGCCGACCAACAGCCGCGGTGATGTCGCGAGTCCGCGGCGCGAGCGTCGGTCCGCTGACCCGGTGTCCGATTTCGAAGGTAAATATGGGGACGTCCCGATCTGATCCGCCTACGCCATACGGCTACGGCGCGACTAGCACTGGAGAGCTGTAATGACGACGAACACTGCAGCGCAATTTAGTGGTGACGTAACCACCTACATCGCCGCTAAGACCCTTCCCCTCGCGCGACGTCAGCTGGTGGTCTATCAGTTCGGCGATCCGGCGACCCTGCCGAAGGGGATGGGCACGACCTACACCGCCAGCCGCTACAACCGCGTGCCGCTGCCGTTCGCACCTCTGGCCGAAGGTGTCCCGCCGATCGGCCAGACCATGACCCTCCAGCAGGTCACGGCGCAGGCCCAGCAGTGGGGTGACAAGGTGACGATCACCGACGTCGCCGAGATGACGATCAAGCATCCACTGTTCAAGAAGGCGATCGAGCTGGTCGCCCTGCAGCTCGCTGAGACGATGGAGCGCAACACCTTCGTCAACCTGATGGCCGGCGGTCAGATCAACTACGTCAACAGCCGCGGCTCCCGCGCCAACCTCGTCGCCGGCGATGTGGTCAATCCGCACGAGGTCAACCGCGCCAACGCGATCCTGGAGACCCTCGGTGCGCCCCGCTACATGGGCGACGAGATCACCGACATGAAGGTTGAGGCCGACGCGGGCGGGGCCAAGGCGTCGAGCAACCCGCGCAAGATGCCGCACTATGTCGCGGTCATGCATCCGCTGGTGATCGGCGACTTCCGCGAGAACCAGACCGTGATCACCGCATGGTCGTACAGCGACCTCAACCGCCTCTACAATTACGAGGCTGGCGAGTGGGGCGGCATCCGGTTCTGCAAATCGAACCTCGTGCCCTCTTGGACCGGCTTCGCGCAGATCGTCCCGACCGCGCAGGCGGGCGGCGGGTCGTTGACCAACGCCAACTACTTCCTGATCGTGACCGGCTCGGACAGCCAGAACCAGTACGAGAGCGCGATCTATCAGGTGTCGACCGGCGTCAACCCGGGCGCCAACGGTGCGCTGCAGTTCACGACACCGAACGTGCCGGGCTTCACGTACAGCGCCTACATCGGTCTGACTGCGACTCCGTTCAATCTCGGCGTCTCCGCGCAGGGCCCGACGTCCGGCCCGCTGCAGGGACAGGCGACGCAGCTGCCGCCGAACACGTTGATCACGCTGACCGCGCTCGGCGCCTCGCAGGTGCCGCCGGCCGCGCCGACCACGGGCATCACGGTGTATCCGACCTTCATCTTCGGGCGCGGAGCCTACGCGCAGGTCGTGCTCGACAACGCCAAGTTTACCTACCTGAAGGAGGCGGACAAGAGTGATCCCTTGAATCAGCTCCGCGTGGTGGGCTGGAAGAATTTTTATGGAACCCTCATCCAAAATGCGCAGTTCATGATGAGGTTGGAATCGACCAGCGCCTTCAGCACCGCCTTCGGTTAAGGGAGACCCTCAATGGCTTACAGGCTCGTAGTGCAGGCGACGGTCTACTGGGTTGGTCCCGGGCTCGGTGTGATGGGGGGAGGGCTCGCGCCCTCTCTCCCGAACGCCCCCGCCGGCGGCGCGCAGTCGATCGAGTTCGACAATCAGCAGGGTGGGTACATGGCGCCGACGTTCACGTCGACCGACATCACCAACCTGCTGGCGCTGATGTCGACCGACTTGTCGGCGCAGATGAACGCGCAGATCACCCGCATCCAGAACTTCTCGACTGGGACAGGCTAAATGGCGACGGGCACCGTTGGAACGAACGCGACGTCGTCGCTGACGATGAAGATTTTTGCGGGCGCGTTGTTGCCCGCAGATATCGCCTCGATCGCCAATGGCGTGAAGGACGACATCAACAACCTGCATCCGATCTGGGGCGGGGGATGGTCGCAGTCGGGCACGCTCTACATCCCGAATCGCGGGCAACTCAAGGTGCTTCCCGGTGATTGTGTCGCGATCGACGCGACGACGGGCTGGCCCATTCTCATCTCGGCGCGGGCACTCGCGTCGGGCCCCTGGACCCACGTAGGGAGCTGATCTTGACCAAGAAGCCGCGCGACCCCCGCAAGATCCCGGTCGACAAGTCGATCCTGTCCGATGATGATCGCGCCGCGATCCGCAAGGAGGCGCAGGCCTCGATCGTCGCGGAGATGGAGCAGGACGCTCGCGACGCTTATTTCGCGCAGCAGCTCAAGGAGCTTCGTCGCGCGCGCATCCCCGCGGAGCGGATGGTCAAGGTGACGATGAGTCTGGCGCCGTTCCTTCCTCACCTGTTGATCGATCACGACCAGTATTTCGACGGCTACACCTACGATGTCGAGCAGTCGCGCGCCGCGGTGCTCTATGAGCAGATGCAGCGTTCCTGGGCGCATCAGGACGAGATCGACGGCCGTAGCCGTTTCAACGCGTATCGCCGGCCCCGAGGCGACAGGATTGGACCGCAGCACGAGGGCACCCCGACCCGTGGGGCAAACGGGATCGTAACGCTGGAGAATTGACTTGCTGGACCATCTAAAGGAAATCGATCCGGAGAAGGCGTTCTCTGATCCGGACGAGAAGGGCGCAGCATGCGCCATTACCATCACGACCCAGATCAGCACCAACCGGTCGATCGTCGTGCAGACCTACATGGGCCGCGACGACGATATCGTGCAGTACAACGCGGTCGTCGACAAGCTGCACCGGGTGATCGACCGGCAGGAGGCAAAACTTCAGGTTGAGAGCTGGACGGCGGAGCTTGAGACCCGGCAGCGCAACCTCAATCACATGCTGGAGGACTACCAGCGCATTGAGGTGAAGGCACAGGAGGCATGGGACAACCGCGGCAAGAAGGGCGCGTTCCGTCTGACCGAGGCGGAGCTCAACGCCAAGACCCAGGCGCATGCCAACATCGCACGCACCAAGGAAGGCATTGAGCAACTCAAGAACGAGATCGCCAAGGCGCGAGGGCTGGTCATCAGCGAGGAGTAAATGTCGCAGCTTCAAGCACAGCAGATCGTAGCGCTCGCGACTCAGATCGCCAAATGCCCGGGGTTCACTTCCCAGGCTGGGCAGTTTCTGAACGCGACGCTGCAGGATCTGTGTCAGGACTACGACCTCGAGGCCGCGCTCGGCAGCTACATCTTCTCGTTCAACTCGGCGGCAGGGCAGGGCTCGGGCCCTTACACCCTGCCGGTCGACTACCTGCGCACGCGGGTGACCGACGGCAAGGACGACTTCTTCTATACGATCCAGGGCGTGCCCTACCCACTGATCCAGTGCACTAAGGCCGAGTACGACTGGATGGTGCAGACGCCTGGCTTCCAGAATTTCCCGCAATTCTACGCCACTGACCTGTCTCCGATCTCGGCGGGGGCGCCGCCGCAGTTGTTCGTCTGGCCGCCGTCGAGCGGCAGCTTTCCTTGCATCATGCGGTATTGGCGTCTAATGCCCGACATCGCGACTCCCGAGACTAGCGCGATCGCGCCGTGGTTCACGAACACCAACATCCTGATTACCAGTGTCGCCGGCCGGTTGATGGGGTTGACCGGTGATGAGCGTTATGAGGCGTTCATGAGCGAGGATGCCGAGCGTCATCCGACGAGCTGGAAAGCGATGCTCGGCGCATATCTGAAAAACGTCAAGGATCGTGAAGGTGCGGTCTCCACCGTCGGCCGCGATCGTCGCAGGTTTGGTCGATCGTTCGACACGCTCAAGAACACAAAACTGATCGGGTGGTGAATGAAGAAGCTCGGCTGGTTTCCGTTCCTCGTCGCATGTTGGCTATCGTTCCTGGCGCCGACGCCCGCGCACGCATGCACCGCGCCTTGCACGAAAGCGCAGATCGCAACGGACATCGCGACGAATTGGCCCGATAACACGTCTGGCGGTATCACGCCGGCGCTGCTGCGCGCGACGGTGCTGGAGCTGGTCAATTCTTATATTGATGCAAACGGCGGTTCGTCGTTCACCTGTCCGAGCAATCAGTTCCTTTTAGCCATTGCTACGCTGAGCACGTACTCGTGCGCACAAGTCACACTGGCAAATATTGCTGCGGGGGCTGGTACGGACAACGTGGTCGGGTACTGGTCATCTACGGTGCTGTCGGCGCAGGCAGTGCCGAATTGCGCGACAGCTCTTGTTTACAGTACCTCGACGCATTTATGGGGCTGCAACGTCGGGGGCGGCACGGGGTCAGTTACTGCCGGCGGCGGAGGTATCGTGCCGACGTCAGGCGGACCGGCGACGTTGTTTGTTGAGCAGATGAACCCTGGCGGGCGCATCACGCTCGCGAGCGGTGTGCCAGTGATGACCGCGGATCAGGCCGGTGCGGTTACAATATGGTATGCCCCCTATGTTGGGAAATACGTGCCTATCTACGATGGCACAAATATGGAGCTACACCAGTTCACGGCCTCCGATTCCGACATCACAGGACTGTCGATTTCGCTGGGGTCAAATTGGGCAGCGAACACGCTCTATGATTTTTTCATCACTTTGAACGGCGGAGTCGTAACGTTTTGTTCCGGTCCCGGGTGGACTACCAGCACTGCTGGTGCAGGGTTGCGCAGTCAGTCGCTGGCGACGTTCAAGGGTCTACAGGTCAACGCAGGGTCAATGACTTGTCGGCTCAACAACACGACGACGATCACGACGCCCATCGATCAAGGAACCTATGTTGGCACCTGCATCACCAACGCCAGCACCGGTCAGATCGATTTCAAGTTCGGTTCTGCGGCGAGCGGCGGCGGTCCGGCTGTGGCTGGCTGCTGGAATATGTACAACCAGGTTCCCGGCGCCTTCGTCGTGCAGGACAGCAAGGCAACGTGGACCTGTGCTAGCGGAGGATTTGGACCGACCGACGCATCGACCTCGAATCGAATTTCAGCAGTCAACGGATTTGCCAATTCTGCGATCGATGCCCTTTATCAGGAACGTACCGATGCCACCACAGGAAACTTCGTATTGCTGGGCATTGGGGTCAACAGCACGACAGGACCGGGATCAAAGGGCTCGTCGGGGTTGATTGTTGGCGTCGTTGCATCAACTACCGCCCCGCTTAAAGCTATCCCACCGGCGATCGGTTTTAACTTTTACCAAGCGCTGGAGGACGCTAGCACTACCCTGACTTGTGAGGGGGGCGGAACGTCCGAGGTACTACAGGCAACATGGTGGTGGTGATGCGGATCATTCTTCGATTGCTCCCGCTTCTTTTGATATCCTCCGCTTTTGCAGGGCAAAATACGGCGGGGGCGCCTCCTGATCCTTATATGATCTCTGCTCTGCCCGGTAACGTTGATACCGCCGGTCGCGCCACGCGGTCGCCTGTGCTCAATACTGGCGTCGCCAATCTCGTGTTGATCCTGGCGGGTCAGAGCAACAACGCGGGTGAAGCGCCGACTGCGTATACACTGACCAACGCTTCGGTCATCGACAATTTCAATGTCAATGATGGCGCACTCTATGCCCCGGCCGATCCGCCGATCGGAGCGACGGCCTCGGCCGGCGCAAATGGCTGCGGTTGTTCGCTGTCGGGTTGGAGGGCAGCCGATTCGCTGGTTACCAGCGGCAAGTTCGCTCGCGTGATCGTGGTTCCGCTCGCGATCACCGGCACATCGATCGCACAGTGGAGCACGGGGCCACTCAGCAATCGCATCTGCCAAGCGGTCGGTCGCCTGAAAAACCGCGGGATCGTTCCAGGCACTAACGTCACCTTCCTCATAGATTGGGGCCAAGGTGAAAGTGACAATCTAGCCAATACAACGCAGCTTGCTTACACCACGGCTTTCAACACGATGGTTGGCAACGCTACGGCATGTGGCTACACCGGAAAATGGGCAGTCAACATTGAGACGTGGGAGGTCGGCGTGACCTCCGCCGCTGTTCAGGCCGCACAAGCCGCGGTGGTGAACGGGACAAATATTTTTGCCGGGGCAAACCTGGACTCTTTAGGTGCTGGTGATCGGCAGACGGATAACGTACATTTCAATGATACTGGAGCCCCGCTGGTCGCAACGGCAAAGACGACCGCGTGGCACACCAATATCGGAGCACCATTTTAACAGGAGACAGCACATGAACGGAGCACCGGCTTTTACTTACGATTTTGTCATGGGACAACTGCGTATTGCCTTCGTCGCTGCGCTTGCGTATGCGGGCGGCAAAGGGTGGCTGACACCGACCGATGCCGGCGCGATCACCGCCATAGCGACAGGGCTGGCACCGCTGCTCATTCCATGGGCGGTGTCGGTCTATTCCAACCTGGGTGTTGTGCACGTTGCCTCAGGTAGCGCGGCTGCCAAAGTGGCGGCGGTTGAGGTCACTCAGCCCGTCATCGCGCTCAATGCGGCGAGCAAGCTGCAGGATGTTGCCGCGCGGACACAGCCGGCGTAAATCGTTGTGGCGCACTTGTCAGGTTGATGGAGGCGTGCAGCATGCAACCTCCATCAACACAGGGGTCATCCATGAAGAAGTTTCTCGTTGCAATCCTCGCGTTGCTACCGTCTCTCGCGTTCGCGGCCGATCTGCCTGTCAAGGCGCTGACGCCAATCCCGGTCATGTATCCCTACCAGTCGTCAGGTCTGTTCTTCGGCATCTTCACCGAAGGTGGCGGGGGCTCTGTTGCCGCCACGGTGCCGGGCGTTGGCGCCGCTAGCCTGACCACGACTGACGCGGGGCTCGGCGCCACGATCGGCTATGCCTGGGGCACGAAGGGCAGCCCGGTGGCCTACTCGATCGAGGGCGATTTTGGCTTCACCAATTTCAACGGCAATAACGCAGGCCTTGCGCTGGCCGGCCCGCTGTCGTTCGAGCAGCGGTTCGTGGTGTTCACGCCGTTCAACAACCTGGCGAGTATGCTCCCAAACTTGCCGAATATCTTCGGTACGGTTCCGCCGTTTCCTGCGCTGCAGCCTGGCCTGACGGCGAGCAATCTGCAGATGGGCTTCTCGGTCGGTGTCAAGGAAAAGGATATCTCGACGTCGTTTGTGGGGGTAGAGTCGAACAAGGTGTGGCGCGTCGAGCCGGTGATCAAGCTCATCGCCATGGAGCAACTCTCGAACGGCACCGCACTGCGCGCATGGGCCGGCGTGGCGTTCCCCGACAAGGGCGCTATCATTGGCGTCATTCCCGGCATCGGCACCACCAGCGCGACGCTGGGACCGGAAGCGTTGGTGGGGGTGGGGGTCTATTTCTAGGGTACTGAATGAACAGTCCGCTACCAGGGAAGCCCCTCGTTTGGTCTCCAAGTGGGGCTTCCGACACCCTTGACTCGTCGACCGCACCTGATGGTGCGATGGCTCTTCTCAGCAACCTGATTCCCGACCCCACCACGAAAAACCTGTGGCAGTGCCGGCCCGCGGCGATCCTGCTCGCGGCGATGGGAGTAGGTGGTCCGTCACCGTTCTCCAGCGGGTTCTCCAGTGGGTTTGGGGCAACCCCGTTTATGGCAGCGACCTTCGTGTCCTGCTGGAAGGTTGTAGGCACTCGCCTGTATGGCATGATCAGCACCGGGCTCAACGCGGGGCACGATCAGCCGTTCGCGTTCGACCTGGTTGCCGGCGTCTTCCTACCTATCAGCGGCATCACCAACGCCAACACGCCGGTCAGTCCGCAGACGTCGGGTGCGTGGGTGCCGCCGAACATGGACCTGATCGGCGTCAACATCATCGTTGCACACCCCGGTTTCAGCGGCGCGGGCGGGGCATTCTTCGGCGTGATCAACACCTCGAACCCGGCGGCGCTCACGTGGACCGCCCAGAACACCACGACGAATGCGTTGGTCGCGCCGCCGCAGTGGGTGTCGAATTTCAATGGTAGGTGTTTCTTCCTGGTCAATCCCCCGGGCGCGCAGCCCGCGGCCTACATGTCTGATCAGCTAAATGCGTTGAACATCACCAACGCGAGTCAGATCCTGACCTTCGGTGACAACGTGCCGCTGACCGCAGCCGCGGGTCTGCCGCTGGAGAACCAGCTTGGCGGCATCGTGCAGTCACTGATGATTTTTAAAAGTTCGGCCAACATCTACCAGATCACCGGGGACTTCTCGCTGACCAATCTGGCAGTCAACTCGTTGAACGTCGCGACCGGGACCAACGCGCCGCTCACGATCGCCTCGACATCGAAGGGACTGGCTTTCGTGGCGCCCGACGGGGTGCGCATGATCGACTTCGATGCTCGCGTCAGTGACCCGATTGGCGCGGACGGGCAAGGCATAAACGTTCCATTCACAAACATCCCGGTGCCGTCACGTGCGTGCGGGGCCTACAACAGCGGCGTGTATCGCGTTCAGATCCAGAACGGCAATGCGCCTGGCATTCCACAGCAGCAATGGTGGTTTGATTTTGTTCGGACCATATGGTCTGGGCCACACACGCAGACTGTCACGCAGATCACCCCCTACGCAGGGACGTTTCTCGTCGTGCTCGCAAACACGTTTGCTGCGATTTGGCAGAGCGATTCGATACAATCGATCAACAGCATCTTCACCGAAAACGGCACGGCGCTGCAATGGCAGTGGGCAACACCGATGCTGCCCGAAGCTGGCGAGATGTCCGAGATAGCGATGATCGAGACGACCCTAATGCTCGCGGTGACTTCCGGTTCTCCAGTCAATGTGAGCGCGCAGGATCAGACAGGTCGCGTCATCGACAGCGTGACGATAACGCCGTCGGGAGCCACGAGTTTGTGGGGCGCGTTCACTTGGGGAGCGGCACTTTGGCAGAGTGTCGTCAACGCACTTTTTTCCCGTCAGATGCAGTGGCATTTTCCATTGGTTTTTAAGCGCATCGGCATCGTTGCCAGAGGTGCTAGCTCGCTCGGTGTCAAGATCGGACGCCTGCACCTGCGATACCAGACACTCGGATATCTCCAGCAAAGTCAGAATTTGTGAGGACATGATGAAGCGGATACTTCTTGCGGCGGTGATGGCATTGTGGTCGACACTGGCTTTTGCCGGGATATCCTGCACGCTGCCGTTCACGTTGACCAACGGAACTACGGCTGACGCTTCGCAGGTGATGGCTAATTACAATGCAATAATCACCTGTCTAACGCGCGCTGCCGCAGCAGGCGCCAACACTGACATCACGTCTCTGATCGGTCTCACGACACCGCTGCCCCCCGCGCAGGGCGGGACGAATGTCTACGTCACTGGGGCGGGCGTATCGACAGGCACGGCTAACGCACAGGTGATTGCGTCACTCACGCCGGGCGGTTTTACGCTTACGGCAGGTAGTGTGGTGATGTTCATAGCCGGACCGGGGCTCACCAATACCAGTGCGACGACGTGGAACGTAAACGGGACCGGCGCGATCAACGTCGTGGAGCACACGGCTTCTGGAGTGTCATCGCTGTCGGGCGGGGAGATTGTCGCTGGACAGGTGACACTCGGTTACTATGACGGTACGCAGTATCAGTTGCTCGACGCAGCACCCCCGACCGGGTTCGTGCAGCCATGTACCGTGATTGACTACTTCGGTGCTACATCGCCTGCGGGGTATTTAATTGCGGGCGGAGCGGCGCAGCTCCGTAGTGCGTTCCCAAATCTGTTTGCGTGTCTGACGACAACCGTGTCGGCGACCACTACGAGCGGTTTTCCGAACGTAACGCTCTCGGCACCCGCGAGTCTTTTTGTCGGATGGTTTGTGGGCGGGACCAACGTCCTCTGCAATAGCACAATCCTCACGGTCACCGACACGACACATGTGGTGCTGAGCAATAATGCCGGGGGTAACGGCGCGACGACCTTGACATTTGGGCCCGCTCCTCAAGGGGATTGCAGTACAACATTCAACGTGCCGAACATGAATGGTCGCGTGACGGCAATGGCCGATCTGGGCGGCACGGTTCTTACGACGTCATGCAGCCCCGGGGCGTCGGTAGTTGGTACGCTGTGCGGGTCACAGGCGACAACGCTAGGCACGGGGAATCTGCCGCCGTATACGCCTGCCGGGACCAACTCGGGATTCAGTACAGGTACTTCGTCCGTGACCCCGGGCGGCACAGTCGGAACATCAAACAACAGCGCGTCCGGATCGATTGTGACCAGTTTTACTGGTACGCCGCAAGGCGGCACCAGCACGCCGTTCTCGCAGATGCAGCCGACCGCCTTGGTCCTGAAAGCCATCAAATTCTAGGGTTTGCGATTTTTATATGGAACTGCTACCATCAACCATCTTTCGGGAGAACGGAACATGCGTGACTTCGCCAAGAAGCTGCTTGCGGCCACTGCCATTGCTTCCTTGCTCTCTGGTCCTGCCCTTGCGGGTGGCGTCCCGCAGGTCCCCGCGACGTCGCAGTACAGCGAGCCGTCGCAGATCGTCCCGACCCTCAACGCGCTGGTCAACCAGCTCAACGGCAACGCGTCCGGTGCCGGTGGGTATGCCGCGCAGCCGAACGCCGCGGTGTCGCTCGGCATCTTCCAGACCGGCTCGGTGGCATCCCCCGGCCCGCTGGTCCTCCCCTCCTACGCGCAGCGCGGCGTCGCGACCTTCACCGCAGCTACCGTCGGCGCCAATGCCAACCTCTCGGTCTCGATCACCGATCCCGGCATCACCACGGCGTCCGTGTGCATGGCGGGGCTGGTCACCAACCCAACGGCCGGCGCAGGTCCCTCGGTGTCGTCGGTGGTGCCGACGGCGAATACCCTGACAATCCAGCTGACCAACTCCACTGCAACGACCACCGGCTCCGTCACGCTCGGGGTTGCCTTCAACTGCATCAACTGAGGAGACGTCCGATGCCGCTCGCCGAAGAAGCACGTATGGACCCGTTCGCGATGTCGGAGCCCGGCGCCGCTGCGCAGAACCCGAACTACAATGAAGCTCATGTCACTGACGAGCCGGTTCGCCCGCGTCGCAGTCTCGCCGAGCAGGCCGATTTCAA